CCTTCCCACTTCCAACCAACCGTAGAACGCTGTTCCAACGGGTCAGATGTGTCTTGCACTCCGCCAGTGTGAATGTAGGTCTTCAAACCGCCAGAGAACTCGGACACCGCGTAAGCTCCCTTGCCGAAGCAGAGAGAACCATAAATCGCTTGTGAAGTTGAACCAGCCGCCGCAAAGACAGGGGACATCGTGGTGGAGATAATGCGAACTCCCATCCAGTAACCCAATTCACCAGTAAAGAGGTCGCCACGGTACTCGTTTGACGGAGTCGGGCTTGAGTAATTGACTGCCGCGATAAAGCTCGAATCAAGGCGTAGGTCGTACATTACGTCTGGATGACCGACGAGCGCGTAGGCTGAGCCAATCATCGGCATAGCGCCGAACTTTTCAACGTTGTTGCGCTCCAACCAACGAATATCACGAGTGATAAGCGTGGTCGTGAGCTTCATCGCTGTCGTGACCGTTGCGCGAGTTGATACCGTGCCATCACCGTAGATGACTGACGTACCAGCCGTGACGACGTTCATGATGGTCGTGTCGATAGTTTCAGTTGCCTGAATACCGAGGACATCGGACGCATCCTTAATCATCGAGCGGTCGTAGAGGAACTCTGCGACATCTGAGATGACCGTGAAGTCACCATACTGCGAGAGAACGGCCGTCACCGAGTTCATCGTGAGGTTAGAACCTGCGGGAGTTACGCCTTCATTGAGAGGCGTAATTGCAAGCGCCAGACGATTGAAACCACGGAAGATTACCGTCTTCGAGTTGGAACCTTTGCTAACGGGGGAAACCTTTGCGGTCTTGTACCAGAGAAGTTTCTGCTTGAGGATATCAATCAGTTCCTTCATCACGATTTTCTGACCGACATCGATTGCACTAAATACTGTACTCATAGTGATTTAGAATTGATTGATAATTATTGGCCGCTCTGTGCGTAATTGTCACGGAAGGTGACTGTTAAGCCAGATACACCAGTAAGGGCAGTCGTGCCAGGAGTGAAGACAACGGGGCCAGTCTGTTCGTTCTTGATATACACCCATCCGATCTCAACCTGGTTCGACTGAGAAGGAGAGGCAATATCAGCAGAAGTAGCCTGACGATGCTTCGGGAAGTCCTGTCCTGCAATTGCTGAACAAGTGACCGCCGCCGCATCAGTACCACCGCCTGTAAACGTCGCCACGATGGTATACATGCGGCACGAGTTCGTCGTGACCGGAACCGTACCATCATCACCTGCCAGTGTTCCCGCCACAGGAGCAGAACCGTTCGGCATTGGAGTCTCACCTACGGTCGCACCCAAGAGCGGAATTTCCTGCGACGTAACATAAAAGATCTGTCCGTTTGCCTTGAAGAATGTCGTATTGGCAATCTTCACTTTCGTATTCGAGACAGAGCCATAGGTCAATCCAGGAGCGTTCTGACAGTTGTTCACTGCCTGAATTTCTTGATTCGCCATATTAAGTTAATTTTAAGTTGCTATTCTTTCAACGTATCGAGCATGTCATACAGCTCTTCCTTTGAAAGGTTTGAGGTATCTACCTTGCCGCGACTAGGCGACGAAGGCGTACTCTCGACGGGTTTCACTTTATTCAGTTGCAAGTCTGTCACCACTTCGCCAATCAATGCTTTGAGGGACTGACTGGGGTTGCGGAGAAAGGTCTTACGCAAATCATTTTTATGGTCTGCGAGTCCTTCAATCTTCTCGTACTTGCTGAATTCCGTTTCAAAGCGCGTCTCATTGTTCTTTTGCTCGATAGGAGCCAAAGTGGACGACATTTCGCCCTTGATAACGCCATAAAACTTCTCCAGCAGTTTGCGGGAAGGCTCGTCTTCAACTGCGTCAAGGAACTCCTTTACGTTTTTGAAACTTTGGGCGGCTTCAGGTTTTTCTTCGGGAGGAGTTTCTGGGGATTTCTCCGCAGGCTTTTCTGCCAATTTCTTTACCTCGTCGGCCAATGCTCGAATACGTTTTTGAGCACGGGGAGTGAGTTTTGAGATTTCCTCTTCACTCAACTCTGCGTTCTCGTCGGTGACATCATCCTTAGGAGCATCACCATCTCCTTCAGGTTTTTGGTCGGACGCCACCGAGGCTTCCTCTGCCTCTGGTTCCTTTTCCTTTTCGAGGGTCTTACGCAATTCCTCGTAAAGGTCTTCAGAACCTACGTCTTTGTTATCTTCCATACTATCACTACTATTTTAGTTATAAAGCGGCGATATGTGTATAACCGCTTCGTGATAATCACTCCGGAAGGAGCTTCTCGATTTCCTCATCGAGCATGGAGCGCATACTTTTCGTATCCGCTACCGTCAATAAGGCAATGAGCGTAGTGATTTTTGGGTCATCTTTGACCATTTCTTTAATGCGATTGTGCAATTCCTCGCGGATTTTCTTATCGAGAAGTTTCCATCCGTCCATTCTCTTCATCGCGTTTATTTCACCGATTTCTTTATCTACGAAACGCAACGATGCAATAAAATCCTGCGACTCTTTATCGTATTCCGTGGCTTTTTCAATGAGTTTGTCGAGTTTTGCCATACTATGCTTTTATCATCGGTGGTACTTGTGCCTGTGCGCCCGCACCAGTAGCACTCAAGAGCGGTTTTGCATCAGTAGGAGCGGCTTTGTCCGGCTGTGCGGTATCAGCAGGCGCAATGGGTGCAACAGGCATCTCTGGCTGTGGCTGTTCTTCTTCGGTGAACCATGACTCGATTTCTTCAGGGTCGATATCAAATGTCTTCGCAACCGAGCGGCGCATAGCGACTTGTCCAGGAATCTTCGGGTCATCCTTGAATAGTTGGTACAGGTCAATCTTCGCCTTTTGCTTGATTGCTTTATTTTGTTGAGAATCCTCAGCGGCAGACGCTTTGGCAACCAATTTCACATTCTTGAAATTCTTTTTGGTAACATCTTCGATGGTAAGGCTCTTATAGCCAAATACTTTCACAGCGCGAGGTTTCGTAAGACGTTCCTGCGTAATATCAGCCATGAGTTGATAGAGTTCTTCGCACGCATTCGTCGCGTTCCGTTTCATTACGACGATTTTCTGTTCAACATCAGCGTTGAGTTTCGCTTGTTGCGTAACTGACACTTTACCTTTCTGTTGCGGCATCGAAGGTGCCATACCGGATGCTGAATCGGCAAATCCTTTTATCGCCTGCGCCATATTCAATCCATCTACGATTTCGGGGGGAGTGAATTGCCATGCTTTGTCTTGGACTTTCTCTCCGGGAGCGCATTGAACTGAGGTAATACCAAGCGGGCGCGGAACGATTGATGATTGTTTAAGACCAGACGATGATGCTACAAACATCATGCCAAAATTCCTATAAGTAGAATTGTCGATGCTTTGGTTGATGCTCACATCGACTGCAAGGTTCGGATCGCGGTAGACGTCAGCGATTGACGGCCACACGACGCCAGTGATTCCGCGCTTGAACATTCCCCATTGAATATAGTTCGGCCGCTTCAATCCCAATTCCTCGGAAGGAATGCAACGGAGGAGATACAGGTCATTCGCTACGGTGAGGTGATGCAATACAGCTTTCTTGCCTTTCTTCAAGTACGTTACCCATTCCGTGAGTTCTGCCACTTTCGAGCCATATTGTGTCGTATTTGCCAATCCCATGTCGGCCAAGCGAAGATTCTTGAGCGACGCTTCAGTAGTACTGTCCACCTGCGTTTCATTCGGTACTTTATTTTCTTTGAGTTTCTTCAACTCTTCCTCGTCGTATTCCATCTCGTCTTTTTCCTCTTCAAGTTGCTCCATCGTCTTGTAGATGAATTGCTGGCCTTGATACAAGGCATCCTTCGTGTTCTTCGCAATGGGTGAAATGAGGTAGGCGAGGGAGTCTACCAATTCAACCTTGTTCGCGTCATTTCCCGGAATGACTTTGTACGTCGTCTTTCCGTAAATGCCACATTCAATTTTGGAATCGTTATAGATGCTTTCCCAATCTGATGCTTTCAAATCTTCGGCAACAACATGCTTCATGATATCGGCCGAGTTCTCATCTCCTTCTGGAATCGTGTCGTACTTAAAATCAGGTGCTGCGCCTATCTTTGCCGATGCGTTCTGTACGCCCTCGAAGACGATAGGAACATGCAAATTGGAACGAGTGAGCAAAGTCTTCTGCTGCACGCCGTTGTATGCCTCTTCATTCTTCAACCAATTATTTATTTTTACTTGCCGGACTTTCACCGCAGCATCTTTTTCTTTTAGATACTGTTTGAGAATCTTTTGCTTGTCTTTGATAACGTGCGCGTATTGCGGCACTTCTTTCTCGTCTTTATTGTCGGAGGATTTTGCCATTCAAGTCATTGTACTACATCGAATAGGAATTGTGTCAATGAGCCTCGGTGGATAGTCAACGGAAATAACCAGTTCGTTCGTCGATCTGCATCTCATCTCGTATCTCTTGAATCCTAGTTCGCTCAACGAATGGCACCGGCGTCATATTCAGAACCTGCACTGCGAGTGAAATTGCCAATACGATATCGTCATGTTTCCCTACCGGCGCACTGTAGGTGATGTTGTTGCTTGGCGTCACGGAATACTCAAAACTGTTCAATTCATCCTTTATTTCCTCAATATCTGGGTAACTGATGTAGCCATTCTCGAAAAACATAGCGGCACGTTCGATGAGATTCCGTTTGACTTGATTGCTTGTTATCTTGAATGGGTAGATATTTGCTCCCGCTAGCGATAATTGCTCCACGAAGCTATCTCCAACACCCGTAGCGTCTACAACAGCCTGTGCGCCGTTATAACGCCTCAGAATACCTATAATAGTCTGCTTCTGTTGCTCCCACGATTCGTTTTGTAGGGTCTTAAAGAAAATGAGGTGATTCGTATGAGTGTCGAATCCTACGATTGCTGTCCGGTCGAACGTGCGAGCGAGGTCAACCCCGAAAACGTATACATGCTGGTCAATCGGTTCTTCTAGTTTACCGCTGATACATTTCTGATGGCCTTTGAAGACAGTGAGCGCACCGTCTATCACTTTACAGTAGTATTCTTGGTCTACGATTTCAGAGCGAACCGCGTTTCGCCTAATGTCCGCAATCTCTTCTGGTGTATAAATACCAGTATCATCAACGGTTTTTTTGCTGCTCCACCAATCTTTTTGAGTCGGGTCTTGTCTAAGCTGTCGTATGTATTCAAAATCATTATTTCCTTTCGGCGTACCAGCATAATCAATCCAACCACCAGATGAGTGAATGGACGGTTCGAGGATTTCTTCTCGCAACTTTGAACCCCAACGATTAGCTATCTCGCCGTATTCATCCACTGAGACACCGATAGGTTTCGGCCCACGTAAACTGTCCGGCTTATCCGCGCCTTTCACTTGCCACACTGAGCCATTAGGGAACGTGAGCGAGTGATCCGATCCGTTTACTTTCAAAGTCTTGCGAATTTCATCCGGTATCCATCGAAAGACGTTTGTATTCGGGTCAATCCAAACAGTCGCAACCGTTTGATTGAGATAGGGGCCGAGGAACCAATACAATCCCTTTTTTTTATAGCATTCGGTGAGAGCGAAGTTGAGTGTGTCGGTTGTCTTGTGGCTTCCACGATGCCACATGATTACGCGGAATCGTTCAGGCGCAGTAAGATACTCCGTTTGATAGGGCTTGAGATTATCTAAGTATTCACTCGTCGGCATTTCTGAACGAGATGATTTTGATAGGCTCGCCACCTTTTCCTGAAAGCTCAAGAGACTGAAACGCTCTGCCCCATCCTCTATCCATCAACTCTGAAAATGCCCGTACGTCTCCATCTATTGCTTTATCAACC